AAGTAAAAAAATCATCCAATTGGGTAGATTATTATTCATCTAATGAATGGATACAATCTGAAGTTAAAAACGGTAACCGTGATGATTTTAAAAGAACCATACTACAATTCTGCTATTCCAAAAAAGCATTATCATATTATGAGGTTCATTGGTTATTTAAATATGATGTATTATCAGATGAAAATTCTCTCAATGGTAATATAAGCGGTAAGTGGTATCGTAGAGATTTAGAATAAAACTTCACTTAAAACTTTCTAACAATTTATTTGGATAATCTAATTATTATTCGTATATTAGTATTCCAAATAAATAAATAAAACTATTATGACGTTAGAACAAGTAGCTATAAAGTATAATATTAATACTAATTCATTAAATGCTAAAGATGATGCATTAAAAGTTAGTGTAAAATCTATTCAATTTTTAGTTAAAGAATTGGAACGTAAAAAAGTAGATCCTAATTTAGTTACACAATTAAAAAAGTTAGGTTCTTTCTTACATGATGTATCTGAATCAACGGTTGGGTAATCTGATAAAGTATATAGTATATGATATCCGCTAGAAATAAGTTGGTTATAATTAATATATTGGATTCGATTTTAGGTGTTGGTAATTCCTTAAAAGGACATGAACAAGCTCATCATTGTCCTTTTTGTCATCACCATAAAAAGAAACTACAAATAAACTTAGAAACTCAATATTGGCATTGTTGGGTATGTGACTCTAAGGGGAGAGGTATTCAATCATTACTATATAAATTAAATGTTGATAAATCTAATATTACCAAAATTCATTCTATATATGGTGATTATGTAGATACATCAAAAAAAGAGAAGCAACAATCAATTCAGTTACGGTTACCTAAAGAATTCAAACCACTTTATCAAAAACCAACTTCAATAAATCCTATATATAATCAAGCAATAGCATATCTTAATCGACGTGGTATTTCAATGGATGAGATTGTAAAATATAATATAGGATATTGTGAGAGTGGATTATATCAGGGTAGAGTTTTAATCCCTTCATATAATAGTAAAGGTGACTTAAATTATTTTATTGCACGTTCATTTTATGAAGATGTATCATATAAATACAAAAACCCACCAGTAAGCCGTAATGTAATTGTATTTGAAAATCAAATTAATTGGAATGAGCCAATTACTTTAGTTGAAGGTGTATTTGACTCATTTTCAGTTAAAAGAAATGCTATACCCATTTTAGGTAAGTTTATTCCAAAAGTTCTTAAGGAAAAAATAAAAGAAAAAAATGTAACTAAAATTAATTTATTATTAGATTCCGATGCTATATTAGATTCCACTGATTATGCTAACTATTTTTTAAACAATGGTATAACTGTTAAGAATATCATACCAAAGGATAGTGATGCTGGTGATTTGGGATTTAATAAAGTTAATACTCTAATTAAAGAAAGTGTAGAAACTCGTTGGGATGATAATATTCTTACTAAATTAAACAACATATGAAGGTAGATAAAATTTACCATTTAGCTGACATACACCTGAGAAACCTTAAAAGGCATAATGAATATCGAGAGGTATTTCAAAAATTTTTAGATAATGTAGATAATGATAATCTTGAAAATTCAATTATTTACTTAGCAGGTGATATTGCTCATGCTAAAACTGAAATGAGTCCTGAATTAGTTAGAGAGGTTAGTTGGTTTTTAACCCAATGTGCTAATAGAAAGCATACCTTTTTAATTACAGGTAATCACGATTGTAATTTAAATAATAATCATCGATTGGATGTATTAAGTCCTATTGTTGATAATTTAAACAATGATAGAATTCATTATCTACGTGATACTGGTGTATATGAATTCGGTAATTTAACATTTGTAGTTTATTCTATTTTAGATAACAAAGAAAACTGGCCTGATGGAAACACAATCGATGGTCAGAATAAAATATGTTTATTTCACGGACCCGTAAATAAAGCAGAAACTGATATTGGTTATACGGTATCATCTAACTCATTTACAACCGATATGTTTGATGGGTTTGATATGGTTATGTTAGGTGATATACATCGTAGACAAACGTTAGGAGTTCCTACAATCGCATATGCTGGTAGCCTTATTCAACAAAACCATGGAGAGTCCTTAGATAAACATGGTTATTTGTTATGGGATGTTGAAAGTAGAACATTTGAAGAATTTGATATCCAAAATGATTATGGTTTCTATACATTAGATGTTAATGATGGTGTAGTTCCTGATGTAACTGATATGCCTCTAAAACCTAGATTGAGAGTTAGAGTTTCTAATACAGAACCTTCACAAATTAAAAGGGTTTTAACCGAAATCAAAAAGAAGTATAAAGTTGAGGAGTTTACCGTTACTCGTATGGATACTTTATCAAAACAGAAAACAGGTAACTTTGATAATAATTTATCCATTGGTAATATTAAAGATGTTGAGTTACAGAATAAACTTATTAAAGATTATTTAAACCGACAATTTTTAATTAATGATACGACTATTGATAAAATTCAACAAATTAATCGTGATATTAATACTAAGTTAGTTGATGATGATAGTGTAGCCAATATTAATTGGATACCTAAGACATTTGAATTTTCCAATATGTTTTCTTATGGGGATAATAATATTGTTAAATTTGACAATGCTAAAGGAATGGTGGGTGTATTTGCACCTAATGCTAGTGGTAAGTCCTCTTTATTCGATGCAATATCATTTTGTATATTTGATAAAACAAGTAGAACTAACTTAGCTAAGAGTATTTTAAATAACCGTAAGTCGAATTTTTATTGTAAATTACACTTTCAGATAGATGGTGTTGATTACTTCATCGAAAGAATTGCTAAGTTAATCAATAAAGGTAAGAGTGTAAAGGTTGATGTTAATTTTTGGGTAGAAAGCGATGATACAATTACTTCATTAAATGGTGAACAAAGACGAGATACTAATAGTATTATTCAACAATATTTAGGAACTTATGAAGATTTCGTCCTAACTACATTATCTTTACAAGGAAACAATGCATTATTTATTGATAAATCTCAAACAGAACGAAAGGAAATTTTGGCTCAGTTCTTAGGAGTAGATGTTTTTGATAAACTATATACATACGCTCAAGAAGAAAATAGAGATAACTCTTCATTAATTAGGAAGTTTAAACAAGATGATTTTACTCAAAAGTTGGCAGATATTGAAGTTGATTTAAAATCCACATCATCCGAGTATAAGTTGGAAGAAATTCAACTAAATAAAGCTAAAGAACTAGTCGATGATTATAACCAAAAGTTAATTTCTTTAAATGAAAAAATTGTTAAAGTTAAATCTGATAATTATTCTTTAGCTGATTTAGAGATAGATAGAGATAAATTGATAAAAGTTTTAGATGATGTACAATCTCAAAAGAACGATGTTCAATCTAAACTGACTGAATTAGAAGCTACTCATATTGAAATAGAAGATGATATAGATTTATTTGATGAAGATGATATTAATAAAAAGTTTTCTACATATAAAAAATCTATAGATGAATTAAAGGAGATTCAAGTTGAATTAGATAAAATTACAATTAAAGAAGATGCGATACGTGATTTAATCAATCATAATAAATCTCATAAATATAATCCAGATTGTGATATTTGTGTAGAGAATTCAAAAGAAGTAATTGAATCCCAAACTAATTTAGAAAATAAGCTAGAAAAGCTAATAGCTACTAAAACTAAATTAAATACATCTAAAATTAAAGTTGAGGATTATATTAATGACAATTCGGATATAGAAGCTACTCATTTAGAATTAGTTCATCTAAAGAAACGAGAGGATACTATAAGTCGAAATATTGATAACTCTTTAGCTAAGTTAACCAACTTAGAAAATAAAGAAATTAAATCAACTTCAGAGTTGGATAAAACTATACAACTAATTGATGATTATTTAGATAATGAAATTCAAATTAAGAAAAATAGAACGGTTAGGGATGAAATTATTGAGGTTAGAAATAATTTAAGTAAAGTTAAGACATCAGTAAAAAATAGTGAGGAAACTGTTTTAAAATTAAATGGTAAGTTATCTTCTTTAGAAAACCAAAAAGAACATATAGAAGATAGGATTAATGAAGTAGCTGAATTAGAAGAACAATCTAAATTATATGAATATTATCTAAGCGCATTAGGTAAGGACGGGATTTCTTATGAGTTGATTTCCAAAGCATTACCGATGATTGAAGGTGAAGTTAATAACATCTTAGGTCAAATTGTAGAGTTTGGATTACAATTAGAAATGGATGGTAAGAATATTAATGCTAATATTGTTTATGATGACCAGAAATGGAGTTTAGAGCTATGTAGTGGTATGGAGAAATTTATTAGTGGATTAGCTATTAGAATAGCACTAATAAATGTATGTAACTTACCTCGTCCTAATTTCTTAGTTATTGATGAAGGATTTGGTACATTAGATAGTGAGAATTTAACATCACTATATATGTTATTTGATTACTTAAAAACTCAATTCGATTTTACTATGATTATTTCTCATATCGATTCAATGCGAGATGTAGTTGATTCATTGATTGAAATTAAACAAGTTAACGGATTTAGTCACATTAAATTTTAATTAAATTTGTTCGTTAAGTAAAGGGGGGTACTAATAAAGTATCCCCTTTTTTATTTATCTACTTTTAAAATTCGATTAGGTAAAACTTTAGGT